GTGGAAATTCTGCGATGTGGGCAGATAAGTTACAAATATATTAAGCTCGCAAAGCACCTCCGCGCATTGGAGAAGAAAGCGCATGAAAACGTGAAAAACTTGCGATCGGATTTAATCCACGTCGCAAATCGAGACCCAGAAGGAACTACAGGAAAGGCGAAGCCGAACGCCAGCGATATTGAAGCATATTATCGGCGTGATTCCTTTTACCAGCACGCGAAGGCAGCCCACATTGCCGCAGAGTACGAAGCCGACTACGCCGATTCTGCGCAGCAGGCGGCGATATACGGGCGGCGAAAAGACCTGGAATTGCTGGTTCGGTTATTCGAGCGGAATTACTTTGCCGGCCCTGCCGTTGCCCGGAACTTGACAAAGGAATGGGAAGAGAAAAGCACGGCGGGAATCGCCAAGAAATTGAACAGGACGACGAAGGGGTAAATTATGAATGGTAGAGTTGCTAAGAAATTACGGCGCAAAACATATGGGCAATTTGCATTTCATGCAGAAAAGAAATATACGCGGGATCACGGGAGTGGAGTTGTTTGTCTACATCATAGTGATCCAAGATCGGCATACAAAATGGAAAAAGTAGAGTACTACCAAGAAAAACAAAAACGGAGCATGTAAATGAATGAATTTTTATCAGAATATGGGCTTGTCATAATCTTAGTGGCGTGTTTTATCCCGTGGTGGATTCAGATATACCACAAAAACAAAGCAAAAGGATTATTGCAGGGAATGCATGAATTTTTCAACCAACTTATAAAACAAGAGGAGGAAACAACTAATGGCAAAGAAAAGAACCAATCCCTTTAGAGGGCGCGTAGGCGCGCATTCTAAAAAGGAAAAGGCAGGGGCGTCTTACGGGTATTTATCACTCCCATCCGATATTTCCGTATTTAAGGAAACGCCGGGTTCCATTGTGCGGTTTGATATTTTGCCGTACACGGTAACGGATAAGAAACACCCGGACAAAACCACCATCGGCGATTTCACAATCGCAGGAAAGGGTGATATCTGGTACCGCCGCCCCTTCAAGACGCATCGGAATATCGGAAATGATACGGTCCTTTGTCTCGGTTCATTCGGCCTGCCCTGCCCCATCTGTGAAGAGCGCAACCGGCTTATGAACCAGGACGGCGCAACGGATGAAAGTCAGGCGCTGAAATCTTCCAATCGACAGCTGTATGTAATCAATCCTCTTGCGGTGAAAGTGGGGAATGAAGATTGGAAAAAGCTGGAAAGTAAACCCCAGTTATGGACAATCAGCCATGCTATGTTCCAAAAAATGCTGAAGGCAGAAATCGACCTTGACGAGGATTATGAAATCTTTGCAGACTTGGAAGAAGGATTGACCCTGGAAGTCCGGTTTTCGTCGGAGACGATCGGCGGCGGGCAACCATTTGCAATGGCCTCCCGAATCGATTTCAAAGAGCGAAAATCGCAGTATGCGGATTCGCTACTTGATACCATGCCTGACCTTGACCAGATTATCAAGGATTCCGCGCTTACATATGAGGCGCTGAAAGACAAGTTTTACGAGATTGATGATGAAGCGGAGGAGCCGGAGGATAAAGAAGAACCGGAACCAAAAGAGGAAAAGAAAAAGAAGGACGTTGAACCGCCAGATGAAGATGCTAATGACGATCCGCCGGATGAAGACGCCTGTGTCGCCTGCGGCGGAAGTGGCAAGAATTCCCGCGGAAAAGTTTGTCGGATTTGTAAAGGCACTGGAAAGAAACCTGGTATTGAAAAAGAAGAGCCGGCATCCAATAACAAATGCCCTGCGGGCCATGTGTTCGGAAAGGATTGTGAAGATCATCCCGCATGTGACGAATGCGACGGGGCGCTTTGGGAAGAGTGTTACGATCTGAAAACGGGAGGGGAGTAATCTGAAATACGGCGCGGGTGGCGGAATTGGTAGACAGCGCCCTGTGAAATTAATGGGGAATTGCGGGTTCGAATCCTGCCCCTCGCCATAAATAAAAGGAGAATTTTATGATACGAAAACCAAAAAAATGGGAACCGCAAAAAAACCACGTATTGGGTATTGTGGTTATGCTATTGGTACTTTCACTGATTTGCAATATCTTTTGGATGCCTCGGGAACCGCCAGATCGGTTATCGTCCTGGATCGCGGAACAAAACCCGAGGTTGGATACTGAACAAAGTGAACGGTATGCAAAACTGATAAAATTTTATACGGAAAAGCACACCGTGAATACTCGTTTATATGCCGCTGTCATCGCCAGCGAGTCTCATTTTGATTGTATGTCATTAAGCCCCATGAATTGTGTGGGCCTTGCTCAAGTGAGATATCGCTATCCAAATAAGAAAACCAAGGCTGGGAAAACTATCCTCGGCAATTTGGTACATCCAGAGATCATGAAAAAACTGGGGGTAACGTGTCGGGCAGATTTATTTCAAATTGAGACAAACTTGGAAGCGGGTTGCGTGATTTTAGCAGCCAATCTTAAACAAGAAAAAACCCTGGCGTTGGCATTAAAGAAGTACATCGGCGCCCAGCAAAATTTAAAATCCTGGCAGAAATATATGCAAAAAATCTTCAGGTTGATGGCTGAATATGAGGTGCAATAAACAAAGAGGAGGCGGTATTTATTAATTCAATGCACCATATTGTAAGGGGCGAACCGCCGCGCCCCGCTTTTAAACACACAGGAAAGGAAAATTATGGAAAATCCATTCAAACCAACTCGTGCAAAAGGCAAAGCAATGCCAACTGATCAATTTATCGGCGCGTATATCCCGGAAAAAGTTGCTGAACATTTCACATTGCTTGCCCTTTTCCGCGGAATACCAAAAAGTGCATTGTTAGAACAAGCAATTCGCGTAAGCGCAGATGCGATGCCCGTAAAAGAAATTATGCAATTTTTAATAAAGCGGGTGGCGGCAACGTGGAAAGCGGAACTTCTTGCAAACGATGGGAAAGACACGTGGAAAACAGCGGCAGAAAAAGACACGCAATTACAGTATTTTAAACAGGAATGGAGCAACTATCTAAAGAAAACAGTTTCCCTTTCCAATGATAAAATCACTGAAATTTTAGACGGAATGTAAAAGGAAAAATAAATGCAGCGCACAAAAAAGATACCACCTGAAAAAATCAGCACGCAGGTAAAAAAAGTGGCGGAAACTCCTGTCCCGGAATTAAAAGAATTGGACGGAAATTTTGATACCGTAATCAGCACAGGAAGCACTCTCCTCGACCTCGCAATTTCCGGTTCCCGGACACGCGAAGGAGGATTGCCAGGCGGAATCTTTGTTGAAATCTTCGGGCCTTCGGGAGCAGGGAAAACTGTATTGCTTTGCGAAATTGCCGGATCAGTTCAACGCCAAGGCGGGCAGGTAATGTTCCGTGATCCCGAAGCGCGACTGGATAAAGTATTCGCCCAGATATTTGATTTGAATATGGCAGGGATTGCGTACGATACGCCTTCCACCGTCCCCGAAGTATTCGCACCAATTCGGAAATGGACACCAGAACCCGATAATGTAATTCACGGCGTTTTTGCGGATTCCCTTGCCGCCTTAACCACTAACTGGGAAATGGAAGATAAAGACGGAATGGGAATGCGCCGGGCTAAAGAATTTTCAGAGGAGTGTAGAAAAACGTGCCGTGTTATCGCTGATAAAAACTTTTTGATGGTCTGTTCCAATCAGGTGCGGCAGAATGCCGATGCTGGGCCGTTTGGGCAAAAATATAGAACACCTGGCGGGGAAGCCATTGGCTTTTACGCCAGTCTGCGACTCCGATGTTCCGGGGGGCAAAAGATTAAATGGGAAACTACTGTCGCAGGCAAAACAATTAAACGAGTAATTGGGATCACCACGCAGGTTGAAGTATTTAAAAGCAGTATTGACAAGCCATTTCGCATGGCGCCAGTTTCCATTTTATTTGATTATGGGATTGATGATGTCCGTCAGAATCTCAAATTCTGTAAAGAATATACAACCAATACTGCGTATAGTATTGGGGAAATGAAATTACATGCCAGTTTGGAAAGGGCAATTCAACTTGTGGAAGAACAAGGGTTGGAAAAGGAGTTACGAGAAGCCACGATCATATTATGGAATGAGATTGAGGCCCGGTTTGATTCGCAAAGGAAGAAAAAGGAACGGGGGTAAATTTTGATGAGTGAATGGGTATCCATTACAACTATGGAATATAGGGGACGATGTGAAATTGAATTGGAAATTTTTACTAATAGAATCCGGCATAGAAAAATATATGCAAACGGCGCTATGGGAGAATGGTCTCCAGGAGAACCAAATTTAATTCGTAGCAAAAAAAGGAACGCGTATGAAAAGGACAACAGGAAACCACCCACTCGCCATTCTCACCAATGACCCTTCCTTTACCGCCTGGGGCTGGGCTGTCTTCACCCCGAATTGCCGGATTTTGGAAACGGGTTGCATTAAAACGGAGCCAAAAGGGAAGAAACTGCGAGTGCGAAAAGGTGATGATCGGGTTCGCCGTACTAAAGAAATCTGCATGCAATTACTCGCTGTAATCAAAAAATATGATGTTCAATTCATGGTATCGGAACTCCCACACGGAAGTCAGAACGCCAGTGCCGCAATAATGATGGGCGTGGTGGTAGGAATTTTAGAAGGAATCTCCTGCACTACTGGCATTTCTCTAGATTGGTTTTCAGAAGGTGATGCGAAAATGAGTGTGCTCGGAAAGCGGAGTGCGGTGAAAACAGAAATGATAACCGCGATTGATAAAATATACGATGTGCCATGGACGGGGGTTGGATACAAGGATGAAGCGGTAGCGGATTCCTTAGCTGTTTTCCATGTGGCGCAGGAACAGTCTTCCACTTTTATGTTGTTACATAAAATGTTTTCGGAATAATTTTTAAAATTTTTCACGTTCAAAAGTATAATATAATAAGAGGGCAACATGATCCAGAAACTTGAAATTGAGAATTTTCAATCCCATACGAAATCTGTACTTGAATTCTCCCCTGGCGTGAACGCCATTATCGGTTCATCAGATTCCGGCAAGACGGCAATCCTGCGCGCAATGCGCTGGGTTATTGAGAACCGTCCTCGCGGAGATGCCTTCCGTTCATTCTGGGGCGGCAAAACTTCAGTAAAACTGACCGCCGATGATAATCTGATTGAACGGGCGATGGACAAGACCACGTTAAACGCATATCAGCTCACCAATAAAGATTCCGATTTACTTTTCACGGCAATGGGAACCGCCGTACCGGAAGAAATTGAAAAGGCGCTAAATCTGAACCCCGTCAATTTCCAGAACCAGCTTGACCGCCCCTTCCTCCTGGATTCCAGCCCTGGCGAAGTCGCTTCCCATTTTAATCGAATCGCGCATCTGGACATGATCGATACCGGGCTGAAGGATATCAAAAGCTGGATTGCCGGTTTCGCCAAATCCATTTCCTTTGAAGAAGGGCATCTTACAGAACTAGAAACGGAACATTCCAAATATAAATATCTCGACGCAATGGAAAACGAGATAAAGGGGGTGGAAAAGCAACAGGCATTACTTCATGTGGCGCACGCGAATCTCACTATCCTGGAAAAATTAAATTCTGACTTGATGCGCGCCACAATACAAATTGAAAAATATGCAGATTTACTTTCATTAGAATCGGCGGTTACTTCCGTGTTGGATTTGCATACTTCAATATCCGCACAAAAAACGAATCGAGATTCCTTGTTGTCTACGATTGAAAAAACCAAACGATTAGATGAAAAAATAAACTCCGGAAAACAGCTTTTAAACCTTGAGCAATCCCTTTCCGGGGTATTGGTATTGCTTTCCAAAGAAAATGGATTACAGACCGAAAAAAGGGCACTCAGCCTATCGATTTCAACATTTAAAAGGGTAATCGCAGACCTCGATTCGTGGAAAAAGAAAGCAGTAGAATTTCAGACGGAATTTGACAGGGTTTTCCCGAATATCTGCCCTTTGTGTAATCAAGAGGTAAAGAGATGAAAAGAACAACCACGGCACACAAATTAAAAGTTGATGCAATTCTTACTGCCGACTGGCATCTCCGAGAAGATACCCCGATTTGCAGAACCGATGATTTTGAAGCCGCCCAGTGGAGGAAGGTGGATTTCATATCTGCTTTGCAGCAGGAGTATTCCTGCCCGGTTCTGCATGCGGGGGATCTCTATGACCATTGGAAACCGTCCCCAGCTTTGCTGTCGAAGACGATAGAGCATTTACCGAAAGATTTCCAAACAATTTATGGAAACCACGATCTGCCCCAACATAATATTGAACTTGCCTATAAATGTGGGATAAATGTTCTTCAAGCAGCTGAATTACTAACAGTATGGTACGGAATTCATTGGGGACAAATTAATTGGGGAGAAGAAGTTGAGTGTTATTTTGGGACTCATGCGGATCGCAAAGTTATCATGTGGCACGTAATGACGTATGAAGGGAAACCGCCGTGGCCCGGTTGCACCGACATTCCGGCAAACGAAATCCTTAATCAGCATGTGGCGGATTACGATCTTATTATTACCGGCCATAACCACAAAACTTTCCATGTCGAAAAGGACGACTCCCGCCTTGTCAATCCAGGTTCCCTGACACGACAAGCGGCGGATCAAATTGAACACATCCCCACCGTTTTCTTATGGAACGCGAAAACGAATGGTATAACGCCGATTGAATTGCCCTATGAAAAAGGCGTAATTTCCAGAGAGCACATCGAAAAGGTCGCGGAACGCGATACCCGAATTCAGGCGTTTGTCGAACGCTTGTCCACAGAATTTGGGATTTGCTTAAATTTTAAAGACAATTTAGAACAGTTCGAATCAAATAACAGAATTCGCCCTGCGGTTATGGGTATTGTGAGAAAGGCCATTGGAGAATGAAAAGAACAACGCCCACCCCCAGCAAAGGAACCCCGCGTTCCGCGGTAATTCGATTTTGTAAAGGCTGTGCCGTAGATGGACATATCCAAGAATGCGAAATGACGGATTGTCCTTTCCATACTTACCTGAAAAGAAAAGGACAACCCGCCATATCTCGGATTAGAAAAAAATGTTTGGAATGTATGGGCGGTTCCGCTTCCGCTGTAGAAGAATGTGAAACAGAAACTTGCCCACTGTATATTTATCGGCTCGGGACAAATCCGAATCGAACAGGAATAGGAGGCGGGGTGCGATAATGGATTTAAGTAAATATGGATACCACATAAGAGATAACGAGGGAAATTTAAGAGATAAGGACGAAATAATCGCAGAACTAACGGAAGTTGCGGCAAACTTTTCAACGCATGCTATGAGCGACTACGCTTTATTTCTTCAGGGTGAAAAATCTGCTCTAAATAAAATTATAAAATATTTAAAAAGAATATAAAGGAGTAAAATCATGCCAATGAATGAAACTGAATTATTACTGCTAAAAGAAAAAATCGATTCTGCGAAAACGCAGGTGGCAGAGTACGAGGGGGAGAAGAAATCCATCCTTGCCTCCTTACTGGAACGGTTCGGCTGCAAAACGCTGAAGGAAGCTGAAGCCAAAGCTGCAAAAATGCAAGAGGAGATTGACAATATGCAAATAGATTTAGATGGCGGGATCGCCGAAATCGAAAAGAAATATGGGGAGATCCAATGACACTTTCCAAATTACGCTCCGCGTACGATCAGCAGCGGGGCCGACAAGCCCAGGTAGCAGATAATTTGCACACAACCAAAGCTAAGCTGATAGAAATGAAGCGGGATCTCCACCGTCACGAGCAGGCCAGAGAAATCGTCCGGGAAGTTGGACTTGCTACGCAACAGCAATTACAATATCATATTTCTGATATCACGTCCCTGGCGCTGGAAGCGGTCTTCCCTGATCCATATACGTTAGTGGCGGAATTTGTGGAGCGGCGGAATAAGACGGAATGTGATTTGTACTTCAAGCGCGATGCCGATTTCGTTGACCCATTATCCGCAAGCGGAGGAGGGGCTGTCGATGTGGCGGCGTTTGCGCTGCGGGTGGCGTCCTGGGCAATGCAGAATCCAAAATCAAATAATGTATTATTGCTGGATGAACCCTTCCGGTATCTATCTGTTAATTTACTGGCAAAGGCAAGTGCGATGCTTCAGCAGATTTCACAAAAGCTGGGCTTGCAAATTATTATGGTGACACATTCGCCGGAGTTGGTGGAAATGGCGGATTCTGTTTTTGAAGTTTCCATTGAAAAGAAGAAAAGTAAAATCACAGTGGCATGAAATTCGGAGGCATTATGTTTGCGGATAGAACAGACTCGGAAACAAAAGGAATTTTATTTGGGTTTGGATTGACACTCCTAATCGGGATTCCCTGGATAGTAGGGGCGTGGGAAATTTGTAAATGGGCGGTACTCTTATTTTCATAAGGAAAAGGGGGTTTCCTACCAATAAGATATGACAGGAGCCCCCCCGAATGAAGTTACTTCTTAAATGATCTGACAAATTCAATCAGCATCTCAATAATTTGATCATCACCTGACCAGGCTGTGCGTTTTGCCAGTACCTTCAGAATTTTAAATATTACAAGCAGACCTACCCCGGACCCTGCAATCAGTGTAACAATCCAAGCGTCAAAATTTAAAAGTATATCCATTAAACACCTCCTTAATTTATTTTAACTTTTTTATTCCAATACGCCTTCAAAGATTACGTCATAATCCTTCCACTTGTGGATCATGTCTGCGATATCATCTGGATTGAGCCCCTTCCAGTAAAACGATTCGCCCGTCTCGAGAAACTTTGCAACCAATTCAGACGATGTAGCATTGACCCCTGACTTGCTGATGAACTTCCCCACAAGTTCCGAACACACACCCAGTCCGAGACTGACGTACTTCGCCACGAATGGAATGAAGAAGAAAAACAGCCTGTGTCCTGCATACCATTTACCCTCATGCTTTTTGATTCCGTTCCAGCCCTTCGAGAATAGCGGCAGAGTCATGCCTTTGTGTCTTCCGATCAAGACCTTTTTTCCTCTGTATGCCTTCAGGAAGTTCTGTTGCTTATTTGTCCAGAGAGCCTCAAAGGTTCCACACTCTCTCAACTCCCCACCGACAACAATAATTCCGGCATGTGAGTATTCGGATTGATTGTCTTTGGCATGGATTTTCTGGATAAAGTTTATCGCCCGGCCAAGTGCCATCGGATTTCTTGAACAAAATATGTCCCCTCTTTTTAGTTTCATATCGTCACCTTCCCTCCCCCAACGAATAATGATTCCCGTCGTTCCATCGACCACCCCAAGTAGCTTTAGGATCAAGAGATTCCCAATAGTTTCCAAGAGGTTGATGATCTTCAGTTTTGTCCAGATAGACACCATCTTTATAAAGGTTAATATCCTGTGCCAATGCTTTATAGTGAAAACTGTCCTTCCGATGCCCAGTTCTGCACTTCCCATCATCGAGTGCAACCTCGTAACCAAGACCAATCGCAAATAGGATTAACTTGGCTACCATCACTGTAAACTTCCTTCTCTGGTCTCCGTAGCTCATCTTACCCTCCTATTAAACCCTTAATTGCCCCTACTGAAATTGGAGCAAGCAAAACTAAACTAAGTATAATAATAATCCAGAATTTCACTTCCAGAACAACCACCTTCGTTTTGAGACCTTTATGCCCGTTGCCGAATAAACAATCCCTGATTTCAGTGGTATCTGATTTAATTTCCTTTAGCTTCGTTTCGATTACTGCTATAACTGCTTCCATTTCCATAATCAGTCTCCTTCATATCTCGTCAATTTTTTACGAAAAAGTATAATACCGATCTATTTTCTTTACTGTGGTCATGAATGGCATCTCATGCCCATACTTTTCGAGCTGGTCTAATAGTACACATGACCCGGTAAAGAATATTTTCTTCGTTCCATCAATCTCAAACTGCACGGTCAAGCATTGTTCCGAGTTGTTTTTCGCGTATTTGCTCTTTTTAACTTTATAATCAGTAACACGTATTTCCTTGTTAAGTATCGATTCTATTTTTACCTTATCCCCATCAATCGCCTTTTCTTCTTCAGCAAAGTCGGAAAATCGCTTAGGATTAGGCATTATTGCACATCCTTTCCAATCTCCGCATATCCAATGTCAACCGAAGGTTATATGTATCCGCCCACTTCAACCATCCCCAGGTTGATGCAAGTGAGGAGCGGAGCCGCTCTTTCGTGATCTTGCCGTTTTCAAGCAACCACGGCAGGGCAGACAACCTTTTCTTGACACGCTTAGTTGTACTTTTCCTGAGGAGTATGTATTTCTTGAAATGGCGATATCCAAGGAAATCAACGCCGCGCGTCACCGGGAATAGCTGACATTTTGAGAACGAAAGTTTCAGATGATCGTGAAGAAAAACCTCAATGCTCTTCGCCGCTCTATTGAGAAATTCTTTGCTATCAGAAAACAGGCAGAAGTCATCGCAATACCTGAGATAATCCTTACATTTCAGGACGTGCTTGACGTGCGTATCCAAGTCATTGAGATACATGTTCCCGAACCATTGGCTTGTATAGTTGCCTATGGGAACATTCTTGCCACCGGGGTAGCTGTATATGATGTTCTTGATCAACCATAATGTATCGGGACACTTTATTTTATGCTGAAGGATTTCATAAAGGATATCGTGATCCACAGATGGATAAAATTTAGAGACATCACATTTCAGACAATACTTGTTTCTTCGGACGTACTCCATTGTCTTTCGACTCCCGGAATGTATCCCCTTTCCTATTCTACATGCGTAATTGTTGTGAATCATAACTCTATCCCATATCGGCTCGATTATATTCATCATGGCGTGCTGCACAATTCTGTCAGGTGCAAACGGAAGGATAAATATCTCTCGCTCCTTCGGCTCGTGGATCATTTTAGTCCGGTATGGCGCGTTGCAGAAAGTCTTCTGTAGCAGGCTCTGGCGGATTGCTTCGATATTATTATCAAGATCACGCTCAAAGTCCTTTACCTTCCTCTGCCACCGCTTGCCCTTCCGAGCCTTGCGATATGCCAAGTTGATATTCTCAGTCGTTGCTATGTCTTTAAATAGATTCCCGTGTCGTCTCATTTTTCTATTGCAGGTGGAGCTTTCGGTCTCCCTACTAACTCCGCCTGTCCTCCGCTTTGTGTTTTCCCGTAAGGGAAGGCCGATAGGCTCAGCCAGGAGTTTCTCGATTCCTGTATCCGCCTGCGACTGCCGATATTCGTATTCGTATTCACGCGACCAACATTCGCTTTACGACACTGCGACCTGCAATTCGTCGCATTCGTCCAATTACTGCCCGCGATCAGCTTGCACTTCATAGCCTACCAGCCCTTCAATCGTTTTACGGTC